CGGAATGCGGATCGGCACGGCTGTACCTCGCAAGGCTTGTGGGTGTCTCCCACAAGTCAATGGAGGTCAGGCACAACAGCTCTCCCCAGCGGTCCTGTAGCTCCGGCTGGACCTGGTCGAACACCCACTTGGCGAGGTTCTCCGCGGTCGGCACGAACGGCAAGACGATGACCTTCCAGTCCGGGCCTGACCCGAGGGTGGACGCTGGGTGGAGGGCGTTGAGCATCATGCGGTCGTCCGCGTACACCATGAACCCATGGTCCAAGACGTCGTGGACGCGAGTCGTCAGCAGTTCCTTGAGGTCGCCGAAGTCGACGACCATCCCTTCGCTCGAGTCCCCAGCCTCTTGGCACAGGGGGCCTGACGCGTTTGCGCGGACGCGATAACGATGCCCATGCGGGTTGTGACACTTCGACCTGTGGTTGGGCACTCTGTGCCCAGCGTCGAACTCGATCTCCTTGCTTGCTACGAAGAGCTCCACTCGGCACCTGTTCTCTTAGTGTTGCCCCCGTTCGGATCCTCCCGTATTTTCGTGGGAGATCACGCGTTTTGAGGGACGGGCTCCATGTTGTCGTCGACGAGACCGCGCTCCTGGAGGTCTCTGAGGATCAGCAAGCGGATGTACCCCGCCTGCGACCTGACCTCCCCTTGCGCTGCACGTTTGATGGCTCCGTCGTACTTGCGGGGAATGGGGATCGTGAGGGTCATGGAGCCTTCCGGCTCCTGGGTCGCCTCCGTTGGTTCCTGCGTCACGGTGTCTCCCACCTTCGTCGTGCCCACGCAAGTGCGTGTGCGGTTGCGTCCGTTGCGTGCACGCCTCTGCCCTGTGCAAGGGCGCGCGCGTCGTCCATACTGCTCAACCGTGCTTGTGGTGGCACCAGGGCACTTGGAATGCCCTCCATCTGGCACAGGTAGTACGTGAACCCCACTACCTTCAGAGTGTGGTTGCTGTCCGCGCTGCGCGGTCCAGCTCCGAGGAAGTCCTCGACCACGACTACGATGTCTGGGTTGTCGCTGCTCCACTTCAGCAACAGCCTTCCCACGTGTTCGACATCGCGTTCTCCGTCCGCGTAGTGGAGGACCCGAGAAGTCGGGGTCAGGGTGACGAAGGCCAGGCCTGTCGTCCTTCCCGGGTCCACCCCTACTACCTTCACTGCACCACTAGGCCGTCGGCGTTCCGGGGTCCGTCGGCGTCGTGGTGGTGTCCGTCGTGCTGGTGTCTCCTGTCGGAGATGCAGCGGCGGCGCCCGGGTCGACCGTCGAACCCGCGGTGTCGGTGCTGTCCGCTGCAGCCGCGGTAGCGTCTGCAGTCGTCTGCCCCTCTGCCGGTGTCGGCGTGCCCGTCTGAGACAGCTGCTGCGACTGGTCCGGAGTCCCAGTGGTGCTGGTGTCCGTGGTCGCCCCAGCGGTTGCGTCCGTTGTGGACCCATCCGTGGGTGCAGCGGTGGTTCCGGACGTCGAGCTGGTCTCCGTCTGCGCTGCCGGCGTGGTGCCGGTGGCATCTGCAGACGTGGCAGTCGAGTCCGTGCCGCCCGACGCGTTTGCAACAGCCTGCTTGAGGTTGTTGGTCTGCGCGTTGAGCTTGTCGATGACGTTCTGGACATCCGCGTCGGAGACGGAGCCCTGCTGCGCCTTGCCCTTGAGGGCAACGAGCGCCTGGCTGACCTCTCCGTCTTCGGCGACCAGAGCGTCGACGGCCTGGTTCAGGTCGTCTGTCAGTGCCATGAGTACCTCCTGTCGTTCCTCGAGAAGCGCCACTCGCTCCTCGATGTCTGTGTGACGCTCTGGCGGCTCACCGCGTCGCCGGCGCCAGATGCGACTCACGACCAGCTGAAGGCGTCCGCGGGCTTCAGGTCGGCGATCTCGTTGACCATGACCGTCTGCCCCGTCGCCGGGTCCTTCTTGCCGTCCCAGTGCGGGACAAGTCCGATCGTGAGAACCGCGGTCGTGCCGATCATCTCGGCCTCGTCGAGTTCCATCTCGCCCTCGGGCACGTCGTGCCCCAGCTTGGTGAGGTCCTGCTTGAGACCCCACAGTGCCTTCGGCGAGAGGCTGTAGTTGCGCCACGCCTTACGCTTGCTGCCTTCGAGCGTCCACTCGCACTCGATGTAGTGGAATCCGCTCGGGCCTGGCTTGTCGGACAGCTTGAACTTGGTGATGGTGCCCTTGTACTCGCCCGGCTCCAGCGGCTCGAAATCGCCGCCTTCCTCCGCCTGGCTCCAGTCGATGTTGATTGGCACTGTCTTCCCTTCCTCCTGCTACGCGTTCGGTCCGACCGTAACGCTGACTGGCTTCGCTGGTCCGTCTGCAGGTGCAGGCTCACCAGCTGGGTCTGCGACAACGCCCCCGAACTCCTTGCCCAGGGCACGTGCGTGCTTGATGATCGACTCCATCGTCGGGTCGTCGATCTCCGTCGGTAGCTGCGGTCCGGTACGCGGCTGGCGGTACTTGGCTAGCACGCGCGCAGTCTCCTTGAGGAGTAGACGTCGCTTGCCGGACTTCGGATCCATGGCCAGGTAGCCGACCGCGTCGACGATCTGGTACACACCCTTGACGATCCCAGGGGTGATGTCCATCCGGATCATGAGGACGCCTGACGCCTCGTCCTTGACTTCGACCGCGTGCGCGGTGAACACGGTGTTCCACCCACGCTGCTTGGACTGGGCCTTCAGGTCCCGGACCACGGCAAGCACCAGCTCGTTCGACTTGCCCCACTCCGGCTGGCTAGGCGTGTCCGGTGTCGGGCTCGTCTTCATGACCTTCTCGAGGGTCATGCGCTGCGCAGCCGTCAGGCTGTCGAGGATGAACGTCTTGAACGGGTGCGGGTGAGACTTGAGCCACTCGACGTACGCGATGAACTCGTCCCAGTCCCTTGGCTGCAGGACCGTCACGTCCTCCCGGTCCACGATGGACCTGAGGCCGCCGTCCAGGTCGAAGATGAGCACCTCCTTCGCCGGTCCGTAGTCGGCAGCGTCAGCACCAAGGGTGGTCTTGCCGAACCCTGGGTAACCGAACACCACCAGGTTGACGCCCTGTGCATCAACGACTTCGCTGACGCGCTTGAACGGTGGGACACCTGGTCCCGGTTTGACGAGCGCGGTTGCAGACACGCTATGCTGCTCCCTCCAGCCGTTCCTTGCGGCGGCGTTCGATGAGTTCCCGTAGGTCGGTGATGTCTGCGACATCCTCCGGGGTCAGGTCGCGCTGGGCGAGACGGGTACCGTAGCTCCCGATGCGGTAGCTGGCGTTCATGACGTAGGACAGGTCCTCGTCGAACTGCTCCGCTCTGCACAGGTCGTTGACGCTGCAGTCCCAGCACCCCATCCACACGAAGTGCGGGTAGATGCGTCCCTGCCCTATCGCCGCCTCTGCCATGTCCATGGCGATGTCTGTCAGGTCGTCAAGCCACCGGCCGAGGTCTGCCTGACTGAAGTGCAACTTGTGCCGCGTATGGAACGGTGACTGCTCCGCCTGCTCGATCATGGCGATCTTCTCGAGTACGTCGACGTAGTCCGCAGGGTCGAACCCGTGGTCCAGGATCGCCTGGGTGTACACCGATACCGTTGTGCTGAACTCGCTCAGGGCCTTGGACAGCGCTTTCCCGTTCTGCAGCAACCGGGGCACCTTCGGCAGCTTCTTGTTGATGCCGTCGTACAGTGCTCCAGCGATGGGGATGCCGAACAGCACCTGTGCTGCCACTGCGTACGTCCGGAGCTGGTGGTCTGTCTGCAGCGTACCGATGTCTGG